TTGTTGATAGAAATCAGTTGGTAGGTCAGATATTTATCCAACCTACAAGAACCGCAGAGTTTATAGTGTTAGACTTTGTTGTTCAACCAACAGGCGCTTCATTTCCTGAGTAATTCAGTAACATAAATCGAAAAACATTAAGCCCCATTTAACGATGGGGTTTTTTGTTTGACGTTTTTGTCGAAAATATTTTAACATGATATTTATTAATGAGTATCAAAGAAATGACTTTTTGGAGACAATGAATGGCTACATTAGACCCTAATGAAATAATGTTTACCCCTTTCGAACCGAAAACTAAAAATCGGTTCATTATGTATATTGATGGAATACCAGCGTATCTGATAAGGGCAATGAACAGACCACAACTTCAGTTTGAAGAGATAGTTTTAGACCATATTAATGTGAAAAGATATGTCAAAGGTAAAGCTGCATGGCAACCTATTGATATCACATTATACGACCCGGTTGTACCAAGTGGGGCGCAATCAGTTTTAGAGTGGATTCGTTTAGGTCACGAATCTGTAACAGGTCGTGATGGTTATTCAGATTTTTATAAAAAAGATATAACCTTTAATTTGTTAGGGCCAGTTGGTGACGTTGTTGAGGAATGGTTACTAAAAGGAACCTATATTGAGAACGCTAACTTTGGTGATTTAGATTATGCATCAAGTGACCCAGCTGAAATTACCCTAACACTTAAATATGACTACGCAGTCTTACAATTCTAATAGGAGAATAAAATGAGTGAATGGATAGCAGCAAATTGGGAGTATGTTTTAGTAGCATTCTACGCAATTGAAAAGATTGTAAAACTTACACCAACAAAATATGATGATATCTTATTTGATGCGGTTCTTAAACCAATCAAAGAAAAAATGATGCCATCAAAATAAAATAGTTTTTCAGAATAAAAGGTTATAGTTATAATTGGTTTTAAAATTATTCAAAGGAGTAAAAATAAATGTCTGAGTACAAGTTCCCTACTGAAATAGTAGAGCTTCCGTCAAAAGGTCATTTTTACGTTAATGGACACCCCCTATCATCAGGTAAGGTAGAGATAAAATATATGACAGCGAAAGAAGAAGATATCTTATCGTCAGAAAATTTAATCCGTCAAGGTGTAGTAATAGACAAACTATTGGAAGCATTAATAGTAGACAAGTCAATAAAAGTAAATGATTTATTAACAGGTGATAAAAACGCTATCATGGTAGCCACTAGAATATTAGCTTATGGAAAAGAGTATAATTTTGAGTATGGTGGTGTAGAACAATCAGTTGATTTAACAGAATTATCAAATAAAGAGGTAGACCTAAGTAAACATACTAAAGGCATCAATGAGTTTGATTTTAAGTTACCCAACTCAAAAAGAGAGGTAAAGTTTAAATTACCAAATGGTCACGACGAAGCTGCGATTGATGAAGAGGTTAAAGCCATGAAAAAAGTTAATGAGACTGTTTCAACAGACTTAACGACCAGATTCAAAAAAACGATTATTTCCGTTGATGGTAAAACGGATGCTTCATTCATAAATAAATTTGTCGATAATGAATTTTTATCAGTCGATTCATTAGCTCTGAGAAAATATATTCAAGAAATACAACCAGACATTGACATGACCGCAAATGTAAAAGATGTCAATGGGGAGGAGATAGAGGTGACGATTCCAGTCACCCTCCGATTTTTTTGGCCTACCGCCAACATATAGGCGAGACCTACACGAACAAATATTCCAACTTATGATAAATTCAAAAGGTGGTTTCACCTTTACTGAATTATACAACCTACCGGTATATCTGAGAAGTTTTTATCTCAATAGATTAAATAAGTATTATCAAGAAGAAGCCAAAGAGATTAAAAAAGAGACTTCTAAGATGAAGTCATCTTTTAGTAAAAAGTAATATTTATTATTGAAGTGTTTTAATTAATCGGAGATTACTATGCCAAAATACAAAAATCTAAAACCTGAAATTATAGAGAGTTTTTTAGACAAGATTTTTGCAAACGCCGCAAAAAAAGCACAAAATGATGCTATCAAAAAATTAGCTAAAAAAGATAAGACCTTTGCTAAGAACTACGATACCCTCGTTAAGTTAAGGGATAAAGTCGAAAAGGATTTAAAAGCTAAGGGAGTTGATATTAATGATAGGGGAAGAGAAATTCTTAGGAAACTTTAATGTCTATTGAAAAGGTAACTCAAGAACGTTTAGATATAGCTCAACAATTAAAAAATGAGCTAGAGGATATGAAGAGTATCCAAAAGGACAGCGGAGATTTATTATCTAAACAGCTTGGTCTTTACAAAGACGCTGCTGTTATAAACGATGACTTGTTAGCAAAAGAAAGTTTAAAAAGAAACGTTTCAAATGATTTCGCTAAACAACAACTGAAGACGATTCAAGGTCAAAACATAATCAGAAAGAACGTGGCCGCACAATTAGGTGGTTTCAAAAAGCTTATCGCTGGTGCAAAAACATTTAATTTAGTATTAGCAGCAAATCCAGTCATAGCTATCGGAGCAGCCTTAGTATTCGTTCTGACTTTAGTAAGTAAAATTAATAAAGCCCTAGCTGAGACAAGAACAAATCTTGGTGTGAGCGCTGTTGAAGCGGCAAAGATAAGATTTAGAGTTGAAGCTACTGGCAAGGCTCTTCAGGTTCTTGGTTTGGAGGCTAAAGATGCACAAGAATCTTTCGATGCCATAAGACAAACATTTGGTGGTATAGACCAAGCATCAAGTAAATTTGTATTCAATTTAGCCAGAGCACAACTTGTGACAGGCGCCACAACATCACAATTATCTGACTTATTAGCCATACAAGAATCGGTTACCTCATCCAGTAGAGAAACATTATTAGCACAATTGAGTACGGTATCAGCGGCTATCAGATTAGAGGGTGTCGCACCAGATGCGGTCTTTAGACAATTAGCTGAAAATGCAGAAGCTGTCGCACTAAGTATAAATGATGGTGGTGACAATCTTATAAAGGCAGCTATACAAGCTAGAAAACTTGGTGTAGAATTTAGAACAGTTACGGGCATCGCTGATAAATTATTAGACTTTGAATCATCGATTGAGAGTCAACTACAGGCTTCAGTATTATTAGGTAGAGAGATAAACCTTGATAGGGCTAGACAACTAGCTTTGAATAATGATTTGGCTGGAGCGTTAGAAGAAGTGGTCACACAGGTCGGTGGTGAAGCAGAATTTAATGAATTGAATAGAATACAAAGACAAGCCTTAGCAGATAGTGTTGGTGTTAGTGTACAAGAATTATCAAGACTTGTCAGAGATAATGGTAACGCCGGTATAGAGGGTGTGGCCTCATCATTTACAGATGTTGAAAAATATCAGAACGAATCAATTAACTTACTAAACCAAGTCGTTAGAAATACTGACAAGAGTGCAAAAGCGAATACAACAACAGCGAACGAAGTAGGTGGAGGATAATTAATGGCATTAGTTGAATTTACATCAGATTTAGCAGATATCAATAGTTTCGACCAACCAGATAGGAACGTTGAAAAAGAAACGTCCAATTCGAGTGCCGTAGATGCGAAGAAAAGAAATAAATTTTTAGATATAAAAGGAGATTTCGTATCACCTTTTAAGTATTCTGAATTAAATAAAGCTAAACCGATTAGAGAAGATTTAGGACGTAAGTCATTTGAGAATAATAATTTTAGGGGTGAAAAGGGAAATCCATCCACGTTTAGAAGTAATATTATTGATTCGAGAGGAAACAAGGCTGTAAACTTTGACCCAAATAGACCTTATACAATTGATAGAAATTCAGAACTCTTAAAGTTACATACCAAAGATAACTTTTTAGAAAAACTTTATGATAGAGCCCTTAGTAATAGTGATGAGCTAGGACTAAGAAATAATTCAAAATTTTCATTTGACCAACCATTTGTAATCAGAAAGGTTGACAACAGATTAGGCTTTGGTGGATTAGAACAATTCTCACAAGATAACAGAGTTTTAAAATTTTTAGATACGGCCGGTGCAATTGTTAATAATGTAGCTGGTTCGATAGTAGGTAGGTCACCAAATGAGTTTATCGGTGCATCGATAAATTCATATGCAAGAACCATTAAGTTTTTAATAACATCAAACGGAATCGCTTTTCTTGCTAAGCAACAGGCCTTAAAAAGTAGAAACCCAAATCCACTTAGAGGCTCAGTTAGATATAATGACGCTAAATTTGACTCAATACCTACAGGCCCATTAGCACAAAGTGAGAACCTACAAAGATATAACTCGTTATCATTGGCTAGTATACCAGGCGTTACGAAATTAAACATAAACACACCTGATTTAGGTCAATTTGTCGCACCTTACATCAATACAATAAAAGACGCTATCGTTCCACAAATAACTGATTTAGCAAAAGGTGTTGGTAAAAAGGTAATTAAATTTGGAAAAGACGCTCTCGCTCCCATCGCAAAATCAGCAGCCTCATTTGTTGGTGGTGGATTAAAATTTATAGGTAGTAAGTTACCAAACATACCAAAACCAAATATTAATATTTCTATTAATGCACCAGCTTTTATAGATACAGCAGGACTCAAAGAAAAAGTTGGGGTTATAGCTAGTCAAGTCGCATCAGCAGCAAAGGCTTTTAGTTTTGGTAGTGGGATATTTGATAAAAAATCATTAGCTGCGTTACAAGGTAGGCAGGCTGTTTTAAATATGGGTGCCGACCCAACGAATCTTGGCCCTTATGGGTCAGGTTCAGTGCAGGGAGGTTCTTATGAAAATATAGAC